GCCGTATGAAACGACACTGCTTATGAGTATCTGCCGAACCAACTCCGCTGTAAAAATATCATCGCCCATTGTATTTCTCCGTGTTAATATCTTCGGCGATTATAGCCCTCACCATCAATCGGAGATACCCATCATGACCACCCCTGTCTATTCCGCCCTGGCAAGTATCCCAAGCCGAAAGCGAACACTAAAGAAGGTCGTCGACTCGCTGATTGATCAAGTCGACATGGTTTACATCTATCTGAACGGATATGAGCGCGTGCCCTCTTGGATCAAGAAATCCGACAAGATCACGCACGTCAAATCGTCAGAACATGGTGACCGTGGGGACGCTGGAAAGTTCTTTTGGTGCGAGGAAGTCGACGGCGTGTTCTTCACTTGTGACGATGACATCATCTACCCAGAAAACTATGTATCGAACGCGCTTCGAGAGTTGAGCCGTATTAAGAACCGCGCCGTACTTTCTCACCACGGATGCACTTTGGCACGCGGAGCAAGTCATTATCATCGAGACAAGAAGCTTTACCCACTGCGAAGTAAACAAAACAAGGCCCGCCCGGTACACGTAGGAGGAACCGGCTGCATGGTGTTTCACACCGACCTGATGCGACCGCTGCGAGACTGGTTCAAGTTAACGAACATGGCTGACATCTGGATCGGGCTCAAGTGTCAAGAGCTGAGGATTCCTATTATCATGATTCCGCACGATGGAGCTGAATTCAAGATACTGACTCCACCGTTTACGATTTACGATGCCACCGCTCACGGTGACGGAACAGAGCTGGACCGCTCTGCGGAAAGCGACAAGATCGTCAAGTCAATAACTTGGAGACTGTATCCAATTGTTGGACGGTAGGCTTACCGCTCACCGCCTCGATGCCTCCTGGCATAAGGTCAACCTTTCCAAAGAGCGAATCATCTTTTTCCATTTTCGCCAAGTGGTCAGCCGCTCGCTTTCTTTCTTTACTGCCGAACCCTGTTTTCTTCTGCGCCGTTAGTTGGCGCGAATGCTGCCGATAATAAAACAGGAATTGGTCCGACACTCGAAGCACCGCGCCGAGTCTCTCGGCCCTCCACCAGAATTCTGTATCTGCTCCGCACCGCCAGTCCATGTAGCCGCCGAGCTTCTCAAAGACGATCTTCGGGTAAATGAATGAGCCTGTCGGAGTGTGTCGGTTGACGTTTCTCAAGACAACGCCATCGGCGTCAATCTCACGATATTTGCAGGAGTGAACGCTTATTTCGCCTGGTCTACGTCGACAGTCCTCGACGGTGATAAGTCTCTCCGGATGCCAAAGATCGTCGGCACCAAGGAAGCAAACCATATCCGTATCGGATGGCAAAAGAGCAAGCCCCGTATTGATGGCTCGGTAACACCCTTCGTTCTTTGAAAGTAAAACATTGACCCCGTTCTTGTTCATTTTCTTGGCGATGCGGTAGCTGGCCTTGCAGCCGTCAGCGACGACGATTAAATGCAGAGACATCCCCTTTCGGAGCCGCTGGTGGAGCACTGATTCGATTGCGTCTTCGAGGTAGCCGCCGGACCGGTAAGATGGAATGATGACCGTGTATTTCAAACCTTGATCTCGTTGTGATCTGTGATTGCGGGTTCGATGCGTGTCGGCCCTCGACCCCACAAGCGCTCATAAGCACGACGGCGGTCAGACGATAAAGCCGTGTCTGGCATTCGGGTTAGCTGCGCCGGATGCTGTCTGTATAAGTAAGAGTGATTCTTGCTGATACAACGAACGCCACCGATGCTCACGGCTCGATGGTATAGGTCAGAGTCTGCGCTACACGGCCACGGCTTAAACCCTCCAAGCTCAACCATCATCTTTCGGTTGTAAGAAAAGACGCCGCCAAGCGTCTCCGAGCTTTTTGATATTGGGTTTCCGCGCTCGTCAATCTTGATGTGAAACGTGTTAGCCAGACTTCGCCACGAATCACTGACCGCCGAAAGCTCTGCCGAGCGCGTAGGCGTCCACATATCGTCGGCGCCGCAAAAGCTGATCAAGTCGCCCGACGCATAATTAAGACCCACGTTCTGAGCGAGATAGGCGCCGACGTGAGCACTCGTCTTAAATAGCCGAATGGTCTTGTGGTGTCTCATTACTCTCAAAACAGCCTCGACACAATCGTCGTCGCTGTCGGACACTATGATGACTTCTGACAATGCAAGCGTTTGATGTAAAAGGCTATTGACAGCCTTCTCGATAAACGACGAGGCGTTTCTGGCCGGAACGATGACGGAGTGAAGCATGACTAGACTTAACAAAGAAAAGGGGCCTGAGCAAGCTCAGACCCCTTATCGGTGAAACCAGACGAACCGGAATCAGGTAATGTCGACGACAGCAAACAGTCCTGGTCGGATGGTACTGTTTCCGTAACGGCTCATGACGGCCACGTCTACACAAGCGCTGGCTGGATCGCGGAACGTGCCCAAGTCTGTGACCGGGATATACGTTGCGTGAATGTGACCAATCTCTTGTGGATTGTCGCTCTTTACGCCTAACAGAATTGTGTTCTGCGGCATGAAGCGCATCTTGTGAACGTTGTACTTGTGATTCGCAACACCAAACTTGTTACTGTACGAATCGACGTCGCCACGGATGCTTTCGCTTCGGTCAAGACCGTTAGTCCGAAGGCTGAAGCTTCGGAGCTGCTCAAGTTGAAGCAGTCCGTCAGGGTCGCCTGCTATCCAGTTAGCTGAACGGAAACCGTCGGTGCTCTTGAAGATTCCGTTGTCGGCGGTCTGAATCGCGTCGAAGAGAGTCTCTTGGTAAATCTTCGGATCAAGTGATTCGTAGATTGAACCGATGGCTGGAACGCTTGACCAAGTAACCGTGGTCGTAGCGTTAGCAATCAACTGGTCGATAACCTCGCCCTGCATTTCGCGTCGAAGCTCGACGGCCATAAAAGACCGAAGACGGTCACCCAGGCTCTCGCCGTACTGTGACTGAAGGTCTTGCTCTGCCTGCGTCGTGTACTTGGCTCGAAGGCGCTTGCATTCGGCTGTAACGGTGGTGGCAGTCAACTCGAAGTCAACCTCTGCGCCCTGTGAGCAGCTCGAAGAGCTGGACTCTGTAGGACAGTCACTGTAGTTGGGATCAAGCCCTGAGTTGAAGTCAGAACCGGCGCTGTATAGACCAGCATCGCCTTGCTTGTAGGCCATGTGGTGAACGAATGCTGTAGGGCCGTCCATCGTGCGAACGTCTACCAGCTCGTCAATGACGATTTGCTCGAAGATCATGTCGACCATGGCGAGAGACTGCTGAGTAAAAGTTGCGATGTCGGAAGGAACGATATTCTCGTTCAAAGCGTCAGCGAAGATGCTTCGATCATTGGTCTTGTAAAGGTTGCCAATGTTTCCGCGTCGAGCGTTCTCAGCGATGTATTGATATTGGCGCTCATATGCTTGAGCGACGAGCTTACGCTTTGCCGGAGACTTCGAGGTGATATAGTCACCCCATTTCTCGACGAGATTTTTGTTTCCGTGGTCTACTTGAAAGTCTTTCATTTTGGATTCCTTATGCCCTGTCCCGCTGTAAAATTCGGACAAGTTGTTCGTGAATATCAACTGGAAGCGTCGGGGCTGTCTCAGAGACGTCTACCTCGACGGATTCGGCTACATCGTCAGCCAAATCGGCTGGATCTTGGGCTACGGGTTCAACAATGGGAGTATGACTCTGCTCAATCATTGTGAACAATCGTTCAGCTCGTGGAGCCACGGCGTCGACGGTAGAAAGCGTTCCACCCTCAACCAATGCGTGAAGCTCCGAGCGAACAAGACCACCGAAGCGACGGTCCTCAACGCATTCTTCGATTGCTGCGCTGACAGCATCTCGAAGCTTGCGCGTTTCTCGCTCTTGTCTGAGAGCCTGAACCTCTTCACGAAGAGACACATACTCGGCTTCGTTGACGACACTGCGATGGCGGTCAACCTCCATCTGCTCACGAAGCGCCGAAACCTCTTTGGCTAGACGGTTGTCGCTAGGCGCATCCTCGACGGATACGGCTTCGACGATCTTCAAGAGAACAGCCTTCTGGCTTTCGTTCAACTGGTCAAGCGGGTCAGTGTTCTCAACTACGGACTCAACCGTAGCCTCAACAGCCTCTTCACCCACGGGACCGGCTTCGACGACTTCAATCTCGACTTGAGAATCAGCCATTTCAACACACTCCTTCTGGGGTTCAGATGACCCCATCTCTATTGTGAGCCGGGTACCCGCTGACGGGACTCGGACTAAATCATAAGTATTTAAAGCGAAGTCGCTCACCAGATACACCGGCTGGCCGATGTAATCCGGGTTAGCTTCGGCATAGTCGCCGCCCTCTTCAAGGACGACCTCTTCGACCATTCCAGAACCTCGACTAGATGTACCGATTTCCATCCCTGCGCGGAATAGAGTCAACACGTCCCGCCCCGTCGACGTATTCAAAATCGCGAACGAACCACGAGCCGATGCCGTCTTCTCGTCGCCCTCGACGGTGACCTTGATGAGTCTAGCCGGAACCTCGAACGTCGGACCTCCGTCTGGATGGCCTAGCTCGCCGTCAACGAAATCGCTGTCCAGACGAGCTGCGAGCGCCTCGTTTTGAGCCACAAATTCTGACACTTTATAGATGCGCCGGTTGCGGTTTACGACGCCTGCCTTGCCCAACTCTGCCTCGATGACCGAGAGATAAACATCCGGGTCTAACCCGAACGTCTCGACGTCCTCATGAAGCGTAGTCCGTAGACCAGTGTCTTCATTGAGGTTTTGCCGCCCGACAGTCAATTCGTTTAATTCGTCTACTTTCATGCAATCCATGTTATCAAAACCCTCATAAACTTAAAACACCTATAATTTCAACGACTTGTCGATGTGCCTACTGCCCATCGTTGGATGCCATGTAGGCCGGAATGACAACCGGTCCGCGACCACCATCAAGCCGAAAACTCGGCTTGTCCTGATAGGTCTGGCCTCGACGCCGGACGGTCATGAGGAAAGCCCTCTCTGCCTGCCCAAGATTCAGCGCCGCCCTTCGGGTTGGGTTGACAGACGAAATCATATCAATCAACTCACCGAGGCGTGACCGTTGCGTGCCGGTAAGGACTATTCCGTTGACTTTATTTGGAGTCTGTGGACGCAAGAAAGTGCTCCAAGTGCATATCGGTTAAGCCGCGTCGAAACAAGCCAAGCTCAAGCCGAAGGCTATCAATATCTTCTTTCTTGCACGTTGTGCATTTGCCTTCGTCGGCTCCGTAAAGAATAGCGTCGGCGTGCCGCTCAAGGTGCGCCCTCGTTTCTAGCCTGACGCCTTCTCCGAATTCACTAAAGTCGGTCTGGTCAAATCGCGCTAGAGCGTTTCGCAGTCGAGGGACGTCAACCGTCTCGTTGTCGTTCGGGTCGTCGGCTGTGTTGATGTGGTGCGGAAGCTTGCTTTTACTTCTCGAAAACTTACCGTCTTCGTCAAAGAAATCTGCTGGTGCGAACGCTGCCGCCGGTAGGTCTGAGCGTTCCATCTCTGTCGGGTCAAGCACTGCCTCGTCTGCCTCGGAGCCCTCTTCGTCTTCATGGTCGTGGTCGTGGTCGTGCCGATGGCCATCCTCGAAGTGGTGCTGGATGTGCTTGAGCGAGTAATACATCTCACCGCCTGCTGTTTCGGGCTCTCTCTCTTTCCAAGCCGCCAGCATCTCGGAAATCATCGTCATGAGTCGATAGAACGACACTCGGCCCTCTTCGCCATGCTCGGCCATCGCCTTCGCCGCATCAATCGCCGCACCTAGCTCTTCGATGTACTTCGCAGCCACGTCGTCGTCTACAATCTCTTTCTCGATGTAGTGGTGAAGCATGGACCCGATTGCGTGTCGCAGCGCCACAAACTTCATTCCCCAGTCGCCCTCATTTATCATCGATCTCATTGCTTCATCCTTTCGCTCATTTGATTTCTTTCGTACCCGAATCTTGTCAGCCTGCCTGTGAATCCATGCCGCGCCTGCGCCGTCGCCGCCGTCGCCCCACAGCAGCCAAGCGACGAACGCGGGTGAATATTTTGGTGGATTATTCCACGATTTCGGATCTTTCATTCTGTCCCGGTCTGCCTTGTGGCGCTTGAGCCACGCAGAAGCACGAAGTATCTTATCATCAGACCATTCGCCTGACGACGCTCCACGGGTAGCCGCGCCGACCGTAGCCGCTTTGAGCCCTGGGCCGCTCAGCCCTTGACTGTGAAGCTCAAGCCCTCGGTTTAAAGCCTTAACGACAAACGGTGGAAGCTTAACCGACTCGGCTACCGTGTATCCAGAATACTTGACCGCTAGGCCCTGCATTTCTGCACGTCTGAGCGCGTTCTTCTTCGCGGCATTGTCGTCGTCTGAATAGGTATAGCACTTCCCCGCGTCGCCCCACTGATAGCCGTTCTGGCCTTTAAATTTGCATGATTTAACGGGCAAGAGATATACCTCTACAGAAGACCGGCTCGACCCAGACGAATCCGAGTCGAGCCGTTGTCTACGTTAGCCTACAGGATTGACCAACACTTCTCATTCGACGAAGCGCCGGTGCTCGACATTACGTCAGACAAGTGAAGGGTCACTGACTGCATGTCTTGATCAAGAACGATGCTTGCTAAGCCGTCAACCAGCATCTTACCGCCGCCTGAAACTGTGCCTGCGTTGATAGTCAGACTTCGACTAGCGTTCAACCCTTGAATCTTAAACCGAACCACTGTGTCCCGGTCTGAAGCCGCCGCGCTCACTGGAAGCGTCACACTTTCAGCAGAACCGGAAGCACTCAAATCGTAAACATAGATTCCGTCG